GCTAACGACCGCCGATTGTATACTAATCAGCATCCTCACACACATCCTGTCATTGTGGTTTGACCAGATATGATCTTGGTATAAAGGAAAAAAATAACTCGGTCACGGGTCATTTGATATCTCGCTACTGGACATATTGTCGCGCGTTCATTTAGCAATTAAATTGTGTATTGTCAAGTCGTGAACGGTAAGTGTCTTTGCGTTTAAATAAGTTATATTGTGTATAACAAAGTACGTTAACATGTAACACATTTCAGTCTGCAATGCGACAAGTATATAACGAAGTTTTGGACATGGACCCTGCAACGGTAGACTTTGTAAGTATAGACTTTAATAAAATATTAGATTTGCATGATGACATGTTGTCAAACAGTGATTTCTTTAAAATTAAACAAAAAGGTTACATCTATATAAATAGTCAATATTATCGCACGTTTGCTAGACATATAGACAAAGTGTTAGTTTATCAAGACACAACAGATGTAGTGTTTCCAAAGGACAAATGTGTTCACTACATCATTAATCAAATTAGCGAGGTTTTGTCTATTATTCAGTTGGCATCAGTGACAGTATTCAAAAATGTCACCTTTGTCTTTGTACCCTATTTGAAACAACTAAAGATTACTGCAGAATTATTTCAAAATGATGCATGTTGTCAGGCCCTTGTGATCAAATTAATTAATGAATGTAATCAATTAATAGAAGATTGCCACAAACAGTACAATGATACTGTGTGCAAGCTACAGAATCGCATCGATTTAACCAATATTCTATTGGATAAAGCCAAGTATTGTAACTTGTGTAACGAGCACTCAAACTTGCCCAAATTCCTCAAAACCGGCAAAACTTGTTGCTCTTATAGCATTTGTAACATGTGTTATTCTACTCTGTTGGAAAGGTCAATTATAGACAAAAAACCGGCTATGTGTCCTGCCTGCAGAAAAATATACAAAATCGGTGACACTGACGATTGCGAAATCGAAAATGTGCCTCTTGGTGGTCTAATATTTACAGACAACTTGTATCGAACATGATATGTGCAAATTAGATATTTTATTTAAGTCTATACTATTATAAGAGCCAAGATGACGACCGCCGCTCTTGGTCTTGATCGAAATCAAATGAAGTATTTGTTTATGGCATCATACTTTAGATTAACTAGTTTTGCTAGGTTCCCTGAATCAATCAAACCGTTTATCACCAACTATGTTAATAATAATTTTGCCATGATACAAGATGACACTCTATTGAAATTTTTAGACTATTTACAAGAGATTAATCTAAAGCATGTGTTGCTAGATAAAAATGTAGACAACTTTAAACATGTCAAGCCTCAGTTTCGTTTCGAGTGCACCAATAAACATCTTGATGTACTCATGCTCGATTCGTTATACGTAAAAGAACGAGTGCCAGTGTATGCAACAAACTTTTTTGTAACATCGCCTAAGGACGTTTATTTGATTATGTATCGCGAACTAAAAAAGGTACATAATGAGCAAATTAAAGCTGGCATTGATATGGCTTATGCAGTGGTCAATGCCGAGTCGGGTTTTGTGTTCGACAAAAGTTATGTGGACTGGTGCGGCCTTAAAATGTGTGCTTCGCCCGTAACTAACAATCAAATGTATCGTCTCTATTTGATAGGCGAAAAAATGGCAAATCATTTTGTGATGCAAAACGTCGACTTGTCGATGATCGACAACAATGTCTATACTATAAAAAATTATCACAAGGGTACGCTGTTGGACGAGTCGAATCTAAAAATTGTCAATAGTAAAAATTTTCAAACGCTCAAGCCAAACGACGTGTTTGATGCCATTGGTGACGAGTTAAATAACAATTCGACCTATGTAAAATTTATTCAACGCGACTACATCTATGATGCCGACTACCCTGATGACTTGCTCGAATTGATGAGCGAATACATGTCGCCGCATTCAATCTATAAAATTGTTAATAAATTTATCAATGGCGACGAGTTGGGTAACGACAATAGTGAAATTGTAATAGATAGGTATGGTGTTAAGAATTATCGCAAGATGGCTGTGCACATTGATTACATGACAATATTTCCTCCATTGAAATCGGACTCTGCCAGGCACATTTTTATTAGATCTGACTTGGTTCAGTTCAGAGGTACACATAACGCCTTTTATTATCCTACAAGTAAAGCGGTGGGCATTTTGTCGATGGACTCATTCTTCGGCGCCAAACATTTGGCCACGTTTGATTTGGACCAATATGTGTTCTATCAAGCAAATCCTGTATATGCCAACGAAAAAATCTATAGCATTAGCAAAGATATATATTTGAAAGAGTCGCGTTTCACCAATTCAATACCTATACACCTAATAGTAAGAGGCAATTTTAAAACTTCTCTCAATCTAGACGATTTGAATAATTCGTGGGTTAAAAACACGCTTCTTAAGCTATTGCTAAAGAACGTAGACACCGACGAAGAGACGTTGCATCACGAAGATAAAAGTAGTACTATAATAGAACAACATGGACGATTTAAGAACTGGAGGCAATGGTGGAATCGGTAGGCAGCTAGGTATGTTTAATCCCAATCTATTGATGACTATTCTTATTTCGTTGGTTATTATAATTCTGTTGGTTCTCTTGTTCCAATCAAGCAGTAACGGTAACGGTAGCAGTAGTCCCAATAACGATACAGCAAATAGATTTATAAATCCTACTAATAACATCATGAGAAACAATCCATTGCTAGGCACCACACAACGCACAATGCTTTAATTTTATAAGTATCATCAAGATGCATTGTAACGATCAAATACGTACCGTAACTGAGATACGAGACGGACCAGACAAAATAGTTAAGAATGTTGATCTTGCTGAGATCAATCAAAAGAGTAAACATGCGTTTGATAAATATGGTCAATTGAAAAAAAAGGTCAAGATTGCCAAGTATCTATCCATGATAGCAACTCTCAACATACAAGACTATTTACCAGCAATTTTTAAGAACGCCAATGGCTATGAGAATATTGTGACAATTATAAACGCGACACTAGGCTATGTACATAACACAGTTAATAGACCCGTCTCGTCATGCTTCAACACCAAAATAGAATATATAGTGACTCATACTCGTGAAACCAGTATACCAGGCGAGCCAATATTCTTTTTTCAGAATACCGAAAGTGCAATATTATACTGTTTTATAGATCGACTAACGATATCGAAACTCATGACGCGCGAAATCGATGTCGTTACCGAAATAGGCGATGAAACTGTTTCCAGCAAAAATAAATTAGCTGAAATATTCTATAAAAAAGGTCCCACGAATAGGAAACGGCATCGCGATTACGACGATCTACTGCAAGACAACACTAATTTGCCCGAGTTGGATGTTACTCAATATGTTATACTGTTGTTTCTAGTTGAACACGCATACAAGCATTTGTACATACTAAAAAATTGTGATCAATTCAACTATAGCATGTCGTTGCATGATCATTCAGTGTTTTCACGAAAGATACGACCATGTGGTAGCGGCTCACGATTGAACAATTTACTTTTAAGTAACATCAATTTTAAGGTCGAAGCACCAGACACGACATCACGTAAAAATAGATTATTATGTGGATCCTAGTAATACTTTTTATAGTAGTCAAAATAATAATCTTTAAAAAATTACAAGCTATGCAACTCGACGATTATCATAATAAAATTTGTCCAGACGGCTATCATGGATTGAATGCCGATCCCTTTGATTGCAACTCGTATTACTCGTGCCCGGACAAAGCTAAATTTTTTTGCGAGCCCGACCATCAGTTTGATTTAGACACCAAGACGTGTATCGATACAAATTTTGATGTCGGCTGTGTCGGCAGACTGAATAGAAATTTACTGTTGTAGTGCTAAAATTATTTCATTAGTCCCTATTGGCGTTGCGGGCGCTGTCATGGCCAGTATAGACACATCGTGTCGCACCATTTTTTTTTCTGTCAACGCTTTAATAAAGCCCGCGTAAATGTTACCATTTAATATCATGAGCTCTTTTTCGATCACGACACCATCCATGATGATACCTGTCACTTTTTTAAATGACGTTGATTCTTTGTGTTTTTTGATTGAAAAAATGTGCCACACTTCAAGGGCCGATTCAGTATACACTTTAACGGGCGTAGGCGGTACTGTAAACTTGTCCGACATCATGAGCGTGTCGGATACAAACGGCAACCTAATCATACTAATAACGTAACAATTCTTCTCAAAGACCGCATCATGTAACTCCGATGATTTAATTATCTTTGCGTGCATAGCAACTTGCTTCGTTTTATCATAACCACTCACTAATCTTGTATTGTATTCTTGCTGGCCGGCCGCAGCTAATGCAAATTGATAATGTGTCGTGTCGTAGGGACCGTGCGGCAAGATAAAATTAATTACGCTGTTATCAATCAGTGTCGGCGCGGTCATATAAAATGTTATAGCCATTGATATTTATTTCAGTTGGCTGCCGAGTTTACAACAACGATGATGGATTCTCAACCTGAGCGACACGCTACTCCCGACCGAGACTTGTTCGCTGAGCAAGATTTAGAAGAGGACTTGATGGACTTAATGCCTGATATTGAGAACCCAAGGGAGTCGTGCCAAGATTATGGACAAGGAGCTGCAATGAAGCAACTCGCTTTAGCTGAAAACGATTTTATCAGTACCAACGTTACTACTAACGTCGAATTCAATACTAACAATTACTTCCCACAAACGCCAGATTGCCAAGACGCAAAGAGCTTTGTCAACGGAACCCAAAATTTGGTGAGGTTTTGCGAAACTAAAAACTT